TGATTCGCAATCGTGGCGATGACTACGGTGTAAAGCTGGAACGACACACGACTGACCTGCTTCGAGTATTGGCTTCTCGAGGGCGCGACTACGTGTCGCAGTATCCAGCACAGCGACCGCTTAACCTTAAACGTCCACATTGGCGACGTGGTATCGGTATGGTGTACATCAAGAAGCGTGGCGGAATAAGTATCTACGAGCGGTCGCAAGTCTTGTTTGCGCGCTGGGCAATCTCACAATTTCCCACACAAGTAGTCTTGTACAACACGGCCACATACTCAGGATTGGTGCATCGGGAAGACATTCAGCGGTTTGCCCACATGGGGCTTTGGAGGACTGACGCAAACATGATTCAGCATCTTCGTAGAGAAATGCGTACCATCATACCTGGTGGCATTATGTCAGTAGTGAGGGCTTTATGACTGAAATACGTATTCGAGATGGAGTCATTGCCAATTTACCAAGTACATGGAATGTGCTTGCGTGGGATGCGACACGCAACAGTGATAATGCCATACTACAAAACAGTGTGCCAGAATATTATTCTATTTGGAGCGAGTGGAATCTGACGCAATCGTACAACATGATTAGCACTTGGGGGCAGTATGATGCCGATGCTTCACTGTCTACTACGTACTCGGCAAATCGAACGCTTGAATCTGGTGGCGTTACGTTGTATCCAAGTTTTTGGGCGAGTGTGTGGACATACAACGGAAATGATATTGTCGCTGTTAAAAACAACGAGTTGTTTGGCATGGTGGCACAAATGGATATTTGGCCAACAAATACCGGAGATGTTCGGCAGTTCCTTATATCTGTTGGCGCAAGAGGCAATGATAAACAGCCAACATGGGCAGCTGCTGGTCTTGCGTATTGGTACGACTCAAGCAACGACCATCACTATTTCGAGTGTCGTGTGGGCGAAATCGTAAAGCAAGTTAAAGTGAATGGTTTTAATAGCAAAACTCCGCACTTATATGTCATACGCAATCGTGACATCGGCAACGAGTTTGTGTTTTATATGGATAGCTTGGAGCTTGCCACCATATCTCATCCAAATTATCCAACCACGCTGTGGACGGCAAACAATCAAACCACGGTATATAACGGATGGTGGTATCAAAGTGAATACAACTACAAATACCTTACCGGAAATCCGGTAGATGAAACAGTTGCATATACTTTGTTTTATATACACACCGAGGATACCGCATATGATCATACAGAATTGGTATCACTTTGTCGCAATCGATATGGGATTGGCAATAGTCAACACACTGCGTCATCGTCAACAATTACACTTACAAACTTTGGGGTATTTGGAACGAGTACATTTAGTACCATATTTTTATAGGAGGATAACATGACTTGGAACACGCCAACAAACGTTTCAACGGGAAATGCACTCACCGCGCTACTATGGAACAATCTGCTTGGCACCAGCGGATCGCTTCAGTATGTGTACAACGAGCTGACTACGACACAGCTGAAACGATATGTGACGCTCTACAAAAGCACCAACACCGTGTTTGCCGCCGCTGGCACGACCAACATCGCATTTGACACGATTGTGACAAGCTACTCAGGACAACAACAAGATTTTCCAATCACTACACCGATAACAAACATTCCCATTCCAGCAAAGGGTATGTATCTTGCCACTTATCAACTACGCTCAACCGCTGCGGTAGTGGTTCGTACAAACTTTTTGTATCAAAATGGGGCAGATGCGCGATTTTTTGCAAATCATCAAACTCCTACGGTAAACGTACTGTTTACTGATATGTGTTTGTTTTATGCACCAGATAGTCTTGGCACGTTTACAGTAAGCACGCAGGTGTCAGCCGCTGCCACGATTACCGCTGTGGCACACTCTCCAACCGATGGAAGTCAGATTCTTACAATTACGAGGATTTGATGAGTAATACATGGAAAGCCCCTGCCTCGGCTCGAGAGGCAGCTCGTCGTGCGCTAGAAGTGCGCGCCAAAAAACCTCCAAGCCAGCGTGGCATGATTTCCACCGGCCTTGCACGGGCACGCCAACTGATTAACAACGATGACTTTACAGAGAATGACATTCGCACCATGTACGCATGGTTTCGTCGTCATGCCGTAGACAAAAAAGGCAGTACATGGGGAGAGAAAGGCAAAGGCTGGCAGGCGTGGCATGGATGGGGAGGTGATGCCGCTTTCTCATGGGTGTCACGATTGGTCAGGCAGTTTGACCGATCTACCAAAGCTATTTCCGTCAAACCGTATTATCGTAACGGTCAGCGTGTAGCTGGATACACAACCGCTCGCAGTAAGGAAAAACCGATTGCCACAAGCGGGCCAGAGGTCGTGCCAGAGCAAGTAAAGTTTCCTGCGTTATATCGCAAAGCTCGCCGTCTTGCTCGACAAAAGTACTCTAGCAAGTGGCCATCTGCTTATGCGTCTGCGTTTATGGTGGCAACCTATGAGCGTCTAGTTAAAGCCCGTGGTGGCGGAAAACCATATCGTACAACCAAATCTCTTGAAGTGAAAGCCACGACTGTGCTAATGTGTAATCAGGAGGAGATACAAGCAATGGAGTATCTTGCAAATATCTCTGAATGGTTTCGGGAGTAAATATGAACTACACTGACAAACAGATTGCGCTTGCCGATGCGCTGAACGAAATCGTTATTCGTTATGGAGCGTTTGAGGCTGGCGATGATGCAAACGGATGCGACTATCGTGATGGCGAGGAAAACGCTAACCACGGTGGCAAGTGCTGTGCCGAGTGCATATTTTTTCGTGGCGGTGGCTGTGCCATTGTAAATGGCGACATTGACGCAATGGGCATCTGTCGATATTGGATTATCACCGACCAATCTCTTGAAGAAGGAGAGTACGACGATGGCTTACGGGAAGAAGACGGGGAAGATGGACAAGATGGGCAAGCCAATGCCGAAGCCGAAGACCCCTACGAAGAAGAAATGAAGTCTGTTCTTACGACGGCTGAGCGCAACAAACTGAAAGATAGTGACTTTGTATTCCCTAGCGAACGCGCGTTTCCGATTGTAGATGGAAGCGACGTAGAAGATGCGGTTTCCTCGTGGGGCCGGTATCGTGGCAGTGAATCCTTTGACACGTTCAAGAAGCGTTTGATTGCGCTTGCCCGTCGCAAGGATCTAGAAGACAAGTTGCCAGAGGCATGGAAAGACGAAAAGAAATCGTTTGACTTTGCCATTAAGGCGATTGGCGATGGCATGTATCGTGGACTTGGAGTAGTGTTTGGTGGCAAAGACCTCACCAAAGATGAGTTTACCAAGCACACTGACTTGGGCCTTGAGCGATCTCCCGAAAACATTCCCGTGTTTTTTGAGCATGGGTTGGACGATTCGGGGATTGGCACTGCCGAACTGCGTAAACCGATTGGTCGAGTGGTGAAAGCAGAGCAAGACGATGTTGGTGTGTGGTTTGAGTTTCAACTCAATAAACGCTCCAAGTACGTTGAACGCATCAAGGATTTGATTCACTCGGGTGCGGTTGGTCTTTCAACCGGCGCACTCCCTCACGTGGTGGAAAGAGAAAACGGGCAACTCAAGCAGTGGTACATAGGTGAGTTAAGCATCACGACGCACCCTGCCGAGCCACGGACTCTTGTTCATACAACGCCAAAGGTGGAGGCTAAAGCAGATGATGAATCATCTGAGTCGCCACGACGGCCGATAGTAATCTTTCTAAAAAAGTAAGGTAAGGACATGCCTGACACTGTAACTCTTGACATGAATGAATTGGCATCACAGGTGGCTGGATCCATTAAGGCGGATGTCATCGCCAGCCTGTTGAATGACCCAATCGTTGCCAAGCACGGCGTGGTCACCCCTGATGGTGGCGTTGCCGACAAGGAAGTGAAGAACTTTGCCGACTACATGGCAGCCGTGATTCGTCGTGATGACAAGCGGTTGACCAGCGTATACGGCGTAAAAGCACAGGTGGAAAGCTCTGCTACAAGTGGTGGCTATCTGATTCCACCTGAGTATGGCGGTATGATTGAAGGGTTTGCTATTGAGGCTGGCTTGATTCGCCCAGGCGCAATGGTAATGTCGGTCAACAGCCCTGAGTTTAAGGCTCCACGCTACGACCAGACGATTGCTCCCGATGGTTCATCGGCCATGCTTGCTGGTGTGAAGTTGTTCTGGACGGCAGAAGCTGGGAACATTCAGTCAACCCAGGTTAAGTTTGACCAAATTGACTTGCGTGCTCACAAGTTGGCAGCGTACATCCAAATCACTAGCGAGTTGCTTGCTGATGCTCCGGCTTTGTCGGGGATGCTGATTCGTCAGTTTGGTCAAGCCAAAGCATGGTTTGAGGATTACAACTTCCTTAGCGGGAATGGCGTTGGAAAGCCGTTGGGCATCCTCAATGCACCTGCCACGTACTCGGTTACGCGCGACACCGCCACCGACTTTAAGTTGGCTGATGCCAAGAACATGATTGCCCGTATGCCAGCAAGTGCGCTTGGTCGTGCGGTATTTATCATGCACCAGAGCGTCATGCCCAAGCTGTATAGCATGGCTGAGAGCGGTAACTTTGTTACTTTCTTGCGTGACTTGCAGGGCCGTCCGGCAACGCAGTTGCTTGGTCACACTGTCTTGTTTACTGAGAAGCTTCCGGTGCTTGGCACGGCTGGCGACGTGTTGTTGGTTGACCGCAACGCATACTACATCATGGATCGACAAGACACCACCATCAGCACCAGCGATGCTCCGGCGTTCTTGACTGACCAGATGACGATGCGTATGACCAGCCGTCTTGATGGTCAGCCTGCATTGAACGACAAGATCACCCTTGCCGATGGTTCGTATCAGGTTTCGCCGTTTATCAAGTTGAGCTAGGAGTAAGGAAATGCCTCATTTCACCGAACGACTGTCTGAGGGTTTGGCAATCATCGCCACGATTGACCCTGCCTCACACAGCACTGCCCAGAACAGCGATGGTATTGACATGCGCTTGTTCCGGCGTGTTATCTTTGTGGTGGCCGCGGGTGCCATTGGCGCAAACACTCTTACGGCAGTTATCAAGGGTGGCAACGACAATAGCACGTTTGCGACCACGTTGACCGGCAAGACGTTTTCGTCGGGCGTGTTCAGCGGTAGCGTGGATAACAACACGCAGGGTATCATTGAAGTGACTGCCGAAGAGTGTGCCGCGCAGGACGTGCGCTACATTCGCATGGAAGCCACTCCAAGTGGTGCTGCCATCTTTGGCGTGGTAGCCCTTGCTGGTGTCGCTCGGTACGAGCCTGCAAGCGACTACGATTTGGCATCCGTCGCAGAGATTGTTGCATAAGAACAGACGAAGGGGGAAAGTGCTGTGAAGCTGTTTATTTTTATGCCACGGTTGCGTACCATTGGACGGACGCACGTTGCACTGTGGGAAGCTCGACAGACGTGGGGGAAGCCTCACATGTATGTGGAGTATCAACACGAACAACCGTCGAAAGATGGATACACAAACGTGACGCACAACTATGAGAAAGCTCGCCAGCACTTTCTCTCTACGGACTGCGACGCATTTGTCAGTGTGGAGGATGACATTATCATTCCAAAGCATGGCATCAATGCACTTGCAGAATTGAACGTGGATGTTGCTATGGGTGTCTACTGTCTACGGCAAAAACCGAACTACCGATGGAACGCTTTTGTGACCGTTGATGAGTCAGAGGGATTGTCGTGGACAGATCACAACAGCCCAAAAGTTTGCGAGCTTGCTCATAATGGCTGGGTAAAAGAAGTAGCAGGCGTTGGTCTTGGATTTACCATGATTCAGCGACATGTGCTAGAAACGCTAAAGTTTGAGAAGCGCGGAGGCGCATCAAACGATTGGTACTTTAGCATTGACTGCCAGAAGCATGGCTTTGGTCAGTTTGCTCACTTCGGCGTGTTGTGTGGACACATGATACAAACCAACACTCGCAAAATCTTGTGGCCGGATTACACGGCACACAATATGCACCGAGAGGAAGCTATCTAATGGCATACGTAACGCTTGAAGCGTTGAAGCGAATACTGAAAATCCCAATGGATGTCACGACTGATGACACATTGCTCACTGAATTGATTGCTGATGCTACCAATATTGTCAATATTTACCTTGACCGAAAGTTTGAGGCATCTGTTGATACGGTGCGAAAGTTTGATGCAGTGCGGTATCGTGAGTATGCCGACCGGATGCAAATTGAGTACTATCAATATTTTGACTACTATGACCAACGAGTGTTGTGGTTAGGCAAGTACGATCTTGCACAAATCACCTCGATTGTAAATGGTGATGGCACAACTGTTGCAAGCACAGAGTATGTTACGCTTCCCATCAACGCAATCGCTGACGAACGGCCAATCTATGCGATTCGGCTAAAGTTAGATAGCGATATTGTGTGGACGTGGAATAATAGCCCTGATGCTGCGATTGTAGTGACCGGTCGGTGGGCGTATTCGGTAACGTGTCCAGGGGCAATATCCTTTGCCACCAAGCGGTTAGCGCAATACCTGTATAAACAAAAAGATACAAGTGCTGAGCTTGACCGCACCATCTATACCGCAGATGGTATGGTTGTTCCGAACTCACTCCCAGCGGACGTGGTGCAATATCTTGAGCCATATAAGAGGTTGGTAATATGAGTCAGATTAACGATATTATTCAAGACCTTGCGGCGATGTCTGTTAACGGAATTACCGCTAAGTACAGTACGACGCTTCGAGATGATGCCGTATCGGCAGTACTGCCATACCGCTTTATTTCGCACCGTGGTGCTGGGATGTCAGCAAGTGCGTTTAATCGCACCACATTCTCCGGCCCTGCATATGAGTTGCAGTGGAAAATCGTAGATGCGGTATTGATTCGAGCGGTTGCTTCTGGCATTGGTGTATCGGATATTAGCTTTGATGTCTATGACTACATGGGTGAGTACGTATCGGCGTTGCGAGATATTGCAACGAACAAGTACGTGGTGACCGATGTGCAAATAGAGTCAACGCTCGTAGAGTGGCCTGCTTCGTCAGATCGCCGATACGATGCGGTGATTGCAGTAGTTACGATTTCTGAAAACAATTAGGAGAAACTGATGGCACAAACATCTGCAACGGTATCGGGCGTAATTGCTCGCATTGAAGTCAGTGCTGATTTGACTATTTGGCGCAACATCTCTGGTAGCGCACAAAGTGTGCAAAGCACTGACCAGGAGCGTGCCACAAACGAGGCATACACGTTGGATGGCGACACGGCTATCATTGCTACCGGCAAGCGACAGCCGATTGACCTTGAGTTCAACATTGTGTACAGTGATACTAGCACGGAGGCCTACGAAGTCGCACGCGCCATTTTTGAGAGTGGCGATACGGGCAGTAAGGTATACGTGCGTTGGGTGCCGACCGGCGGAGCTGATGTGGCGTCGCCAATGTATCGCACGCCAATCACCGGCTCACCGGCGTTTATCACCATGTTCCGTTATCCAGCGGTAGACGCTGCCGCTCCTGGACCCATCATGGGAATGTTTCGAGTACGCACGCCGTTTGTCCAGAAAACCACGGCGGGCAATACTACCGGAGGAAGTGGTACCTAATGAAGAAGGCATTTCTGTATAAGTTGAAACGCAGTGACTTAACGGTCGCAGACATGAAGTTTATGTCAAACATGCGTAATGGGGGAGTGACTGATGCAGAGGTCGTTGATTGGCTAGACCGTGTGGTTGAGGGGGGTGTCATGCACATTCCCCTTGACCAATTTCCCGATTTGTATGCGGAAGTGTACAAGCAGTTCTACGAGATTGACGATCCAGAGGACGCATCGGGAAAAGCTTAAAGTTCCGCTTGATGGCGCACCTTCATACCGGAACTGAATCCATGCCGTTTGAGCTACTACTCTTACGGCTTTGCCGAGAGTTTCACGTACTGCCAAGTGCGCTGTTGGCAGAGCCGTGGGAGTATATTGCTCCATTGTTAGTGTGTATGTCAGTAGAAGCGGAAGTAAGGGAGTTTCGGAGATGACCAACGAGCAATTTAAGGTAACGTTTTCCGCAAACAATCAGCTTTCTGCGGTGCTGACACAAATCACCAATGAACTTGACCAGACATATCAAACAGCTGGTAAGACCACAAAGGCCATGCAGTCGTTGTCAAAGTCGTTTACTTCAACGGCTGGAATGAATAAGTTTTCGCAAAACATGTTGGCAGTGCAAAACTCGCTCAACACTTTGTCGGGAACGTTGAATGTTTCTAAACTAAATAATGCCGCAACCGCAGTAACAAACATCGCCAACGCATTGCAGGCACTTTCTAAAATTACCGGCCCGAAAAGTGTTATTTCTTCACTACGTTCATTAAGCAATTTGAGCGTAAACAAACTGTCTAGCTCAATGCAGAAGTTGGCCGTTTCAAGTGGAGCTGTGGCACGAAACCTCAATAGCATTGCCAAATCAATGGCAAAGCTTAACGCAATGGGCGCGTTAAATGCAAAAATGAAAATTACTACACCTACCACCGGCACTGCTGGCACAGGCACCGGCGGTACGGGTACTGGCACCGGAGGAACAGCGGCAGCAACTTCTAAAGCCGCTAAACCGATGACTGCGTGGCAAACATTTGAGAAAACACTACACGTGTTTAACTCGTTGACGTTTGCGGTAGGTACCGCTCAGATTGCATTTCAGAAGTTTTTTGACCTTATTGACAAAGGCAATCAGCTTACTAAAGCACAAACCCTGTTAATGGGTATATCACAGACAAAAGGATTGTTGCTTGGTACAAGCGCGGCACAACGATACTCCGAGGCGATTGGAGTGGCCGCCAAAAATCAGGTATTGTTTGGGGGTTCGTTTTCTGAATCTATCAACGGCATTCTTAAGTTGCAACAAATTGCAACGTCGGCAGGTGTGTCGGTTGAAGAATTAAACAATGTGGTGCAATTACTCTCAATGCGCGACCCTGTACAAGGCATTGAGGGCGCAACGATTGCCATTCAAGAATTGATGTCCGGCGATCCCATGTCGCTTCGGCGACGTTTTGAGTTGCCGTCGGATGAAGTTAATGTGCTAGCCAATGCGGCCGGTGATGCTAAAGGGCAGATTGCCGGACTAACTGCGTTGCTTGCTACACAAGGTATCACCGCCGATGTGCTTGCTGGTCAGTTGGATACCACTGCTGCGGCATACGCTCGATTGGGAGCAGTTACTTCATTTGCCACAGAAACAACCGGACAGTCATTTGCCGCAATGTTTGCCGGAGCAACGGATGAGCTTGCAAAGTTTGTTGCACAAAGCCTGTATGGTTACGGTGCAATGGACACATCCGTTGGCAAGTTTGGAGATGCACTTGCTTCAGTATACATGGGGCCAATGGCGGCTTTTATAGGAAAAATCCCTTTGATGGCATACGAAGCAAGCGATATGAAGTTTGCGTTTCGAGAAGCCAATCGGGAGATTTTTGATAGCTGGATTCAACTTGGAATTATTCACGATCCGTATCGTGTCAAGGAAATGGAGAAAGCCAAGTATGGTATTGCCTCATATACTGAATATGTATCAGAGATGACGCAAGTCCAAATGCGCGCCAACGATGTTATCATGCAAACTGCGTTGGTGACAAGTGGACTTGGAGAGTCTATTGGTGATTTAATTTCGCAGTTGAATCAGCAAAACCAAGTATCACGGCGCGACTTGTTGCTGGAAGCGGCGTTAATCAAATCAAAGACTGACTTTGCTGGCGCAGTATCGGTTACTGCAAAAGTATTAAGCATTACCGAAGAAGAGGCATCACGCCTTATCAAGACCTTGCAAACCTCAAAGGAGTTTGAGGCAGGTGGGGGTGGTTTTCGAGGAATTGCGGCAGCCCTATTTGGCATTGAGTGGCCAGAGGAAGAAGTAAAAGAAACAGCCGCCGCCACACGAACGCTTGCGGATGAAACGGAACGCCTCAACGAAATCTATGAGGAAACACAACGTCGCCTTGTAGAGTTTGACAAGGAAATCTACCGTAAGCGCATTCGTGAAATGCAGGCATACTACGCTGATGCCACGCTTTTGCAACAAAAGCGTGCGTATGAGATGCGTGCAAATGACCTTGACCTTGTAGAAGGCAAAAACAAAAAGCTGGATGCGGCAGATCGCCAGCGGTTGCTTGCCCGTGAAAACATTGAGGCATACGGTCAACTACAAATGAATCAGGCAGTTGCCCGAGCTAATGAGTATGCACTTCAAGGGAATGCCAAGTTTGCCAAAGAGTACTTGGCCATTCAAGAAGAGCGTATCAGTGACGGGGAAAAGCTGTATCAGCAACTCCACGATACGCAGGTACGCTTGGAGGGCGATCCAGAAGCGCAACAACGTGCTAAGCAAGTGTACGATGATGCAATCAAATTGCAGGAAGAATACTACACTACACGAGTTGGTCTTGCAGATGCCGCGGCTCGACAAGAACGTGAGGAAGAAGCAAGTCAGCGACGGCAAATCATTGACGATGCCATCCAAAGCGTTATGCAGTTGGAGAATGTAGATGAAAGCCGTCGGCAGGCAATCATTCAAGGATTGGAGATTGCCAAGACCACCATCACCGACCTGTCTAACACGTATGTAGACAAGGTTGATGCCATGCGTGGCAGTCTTGACTTACTCGCCAATGCCCTTGCGCGAGTGCGTAACGAGTCAAATATTCTTACTCCTGACCAGCTAGCCGCATTTAACGGTCTTGGCATTGGACAGATTACCGCTCCCCCTGGAGGTTCAATTGATGTGAATCAAACCACGGTAAATGTTGGTGGTATTAACATTAGTGTGCAGTCGCAAGTAGATCCCGCCCAGATTCGCACTATTGTATTAGACGTACTGCAAAAGCAATTGAATCAGCGAGGATAGCCATGTCATCATCATGGGCAACATACTACAAAGTAGTGCAACTTAATAACATCACGGGTATTGTGAATCCAGGAGGGGATTATACCAATCCCACCACCACGCCTATTATGGTATTGTCAGACTCTCAGGGTTCTGGTTATACGCCAATGACTACGCAGTTTATTGATGTGTATAGTGGTGGATCGCCGTTTACACTCACACAGGAGCTAGTGCAACGTGGCGCAGAAGTGCAAGAGGAAGAAATCCAGCTTGCAGTATGTGGCAACACAATTGAAGAAGTCACAGAGTTAGTTGAAATTATTCGCCGTGCATTGTCTTACCAAGAATATACCAATACTCAAATCTTGTCTATTCGGCGCAATGGTCAAACAAAGTATACAGAGTGGCTTGTGCAATCTGCCATTATTCAAGAAACGCCAACATTTCTTGGACGTGATGTGCAACGAAATATTCCGGTTGCATATCTGAATATTAAAATTACGCGCTCGCCGTATGGTGCTGATTCATCGCGTACCGAACTAGCAACGGTAGGATGGCCTGTTGCAAATACCGGCAATTCATTTTATGGCGATGGATTGTTTGATATTATTGACCTGTCTGATAAGCCATATTTGATTGGCTCAATGGTAAACGCTGACATTTCATTTAATTATGATGATATATTCAGCGATCCAAATGTGCGATTTGGCCCAACGGTACTTTCTATTGTGGCAGACGATACGGTAACCCAACAGGCTTTGTCGGTATCAGGAAGTTTGTCTGCTGGTGCATCAGCGACTGTTAGTCTTTCGTTGTCATATACGATGTTAGACATGTACTCCAATGCACCATTAGTCATTGCAATTACGGGCAACGTTGAAAGCAATGAGATTGAGATGCAAGCCACTATTAAGGGGTATAGCACGCCGTATGTGCGCTCAATCGGTACAAATATCAACACAAGCAACAACGTCAATCGGCTATTCATCATGCCTCCAATTGATATTGGCAGTATTTTTTCTGGATTCCCCAATTACAACACGGCATACACCGTGCCAATTCAGATTAACATTCGCAATATCAATCGTGGTGCTGCTCGAACATATGCGTTTAGTCGTGTGTGGCTGTATCGAGCGCACAGCACTATTCAACTTTTTCCTACAAGTGTGTGGACGGCACGCACCGAGCGGTACATTCAGTATCGTGTGGCAAGTTTTTATGACCAAACCGAAATGCCAGCACAGCCACTGCCAGCGCAAAAAGCAATGGTTACTACATCGCAGTCATCGTCAAATAATTGGTTTTCATACTCAGAAGCCTGTGAGATACGAGGCCCAAGCATTCGTGTGCAACAAATGACCGGCATGATGCGTGGATTGATTTTTAATCTAAATGGAGTGTGTACCTACCTTATTCCTATTCCAGAGGAAGGTCAAGTTTATGCTCCGGCACTGTATATGCAGTTTCGTTTTGGCGCACTATATCAGACGATTCAGGAGTAGTCATGACTACTGTCGATTCTATTACCGTCAATGTGCTTGACCGTGGCGTATATAGCGTGCCTATTTCGTCAAGCATTTTCCAAATCTCTGGCAACATTACGACGTATCAACATTCAATTACCGCTCGTGGTGGATGTGAATCATGCTCACTTACGTTAGATGTAAGATTAGAAGAAGCGTCGCAGTATTTGGATATGATTTTGCGGCACATACGCACAATAGATCAATACTCGCAACAGGTGTGGACGGGAATCATTACGTCTATCACGGTAGATTATGGTGGCGCAACAACATCGGTTGGTATTGATAATTTTGCATCACGATATGCGTTGTTCCGGTCAAGCTCAACTTCTCCAGCTGCTACACTATTTGATGCAAATATTGCTCAAACATACTGCGACAAGTACATGCCAATTCAACTAAAGGCAACTATTGCTAATGGTGCTATGCAAACAGCATATTTGACTACGCAGTTAAATATGTTTGGTATGCCTAATGTGCAAACGGTGGCTAACGCTGAAACGAGGTCAAGTCAGCAATGCCGAGTAACTATCAACGCAGTAGGGTACTACTCTACACTTGCATGGGTGGTAGTTCCTGCGTTAAAAAGTGGACTTGGCACTACATCTGACGCATTTACTATTTCTATGCTGACAGAAGCATTAACAAACAACAACTACTATGGTATTGGTTATTTTTACGGATCAACAAATACAACCATTGGTGTTACCGCCGAATGGAATGCGTACACAACATATCAGCAAATTATTGATGATGCGTTAAATGCTGGTACAGATATTGGTCAAGTGCTTTCATGGGGAGTATTCCCCACCAATAATTCGTTTGAGCTGCGATTGTCGCAAATTAATTACAAGACGATTGACTACGTAAAGTCGCTTGGGAGTGCCAAGATTTTTGGTACGGCAGGAAATGAAATACCACCTACACAGGTACTGCCAGACAAAAATCTTTCCGTTCAGGAACTGAAGCCACTGTATCAGCAGTATGGTCTTTCCTCCATTCCTGGATTACAGTACATAGATCGTGTTAATTTGCAAATTGACCGCAACGGCTATCAGTTGGCACTAGAGCCATCTGGCCTGTGGGATAATATATATGAGCTTGCACGGCTTGTAAAAGACCGCAAATGGCGGTTTAGCACTCGATAGGGGGGGGAGTGATGAGAATTATTCGTGGTCGTGTTGTTCCAGAACAACAGGTGCTGTCATGGTTTTCCAGCTACGCACGTCACCTAGACTTAAACGTGCGGTACGAGCTAGCAAGTTCGTATACGGCGTGTGGATACTTCACCACATTTGGCAATGTACATCCACTTGCTCAAGCTGCCGTGGAAACTAATCACTTCACATCAGAAGCGTTTCTCCGCAATCGAAACGTGTTGTCAGGCGCGCACATGTTTGATACTTACTCAGCTGGGGTGCTGGCGCACATGGCACACCTATGTGCATATGTGTACATTGATGACGATCTTGACGCATTCACCAAAGGATTTATCAAGCTCTCTCCTGCCATCCAGCAAGTGCAAAAATCACAGCTTCGTGGTACGGTCAAGGATTGGGAAGACCTGCAAGGTCGTTGGAGTACCGAACCATCCTATGTGAAGCAGATTCACTATGTTGCACAAACCATTCTAGGTTAACATCAGTAAACGACACTTCAACTCTGCCAGATGGAAACGGTTCTGACCGACAAATCGCCACTGACTGAATGTGTGAGTCGTCAATTCGTAGGCCATCGGTGATGGCATCTTGTAGTACTTTGAGTAAGTTATCCAAGTCACGTTTCCGGCGATCCGGTGGATAGACTGTCACCCACATGCTAAATGGACAGGGTACACCGCCGAAGCGTTGTACCCCGTTTGCTACAATGATAGACACAAGGTGGCGATAATCGCGCGCCTCCGGCTTTAAGATGCGCCTACCGTTACTCAGTGTCATGTAACTATGGTTGACGCTGGGTGGGTACGGCAGCTCTACCGCCCACGGACTGAAAGGTACATTGTAATGAGCATATGCAGATTTTTTGCTTTTGACCATTCCAGCACCTCATCAATATCATACAGGTGAATTCGAGATTCAATCTTGCGTGGCAGGGGAAACTTTCCTGCTTGATTTGCCCATAAAGAAATCGTCTGATACGACAGTCCGGTGGCCTTTGCAATTTCCGTTCGAGTCAGATACCGGCGGTTTTGCTGAAAGACCCACTTATGCTCTGCGTCTTTCAGTAGCTCTTTCATGTCGCTGGTAGTCGGCACAAACTTGCGCTTCCAATTTCCTGCTGACAGCCATTCTAACAGATTCTCTCGTGATACATACGACGTGTTTGCACGTTTGTAGTGCTTAAGACCAGCATTGATGTATGAGTGAACGTTGGTCACTTCTACGCCCAATGCCTCAGCAAGGTCAGCCACACTGTAATCGCTTGGCATCAGCGATCCACTACGCTTCCCAAACAAACGGTGCATCCGGATAGTTACCGACCACACTGTGCGTCCAAGCTTGTGTGCCACTTCCCGTGGCGTGGTATTCCCTTGCCACGCTTCCTGCAATAAAACATCTTCATGTGCCTGCCACATGCGATGCGTGCGTGTTTCATATCGTGTCATTGCATTTCCCTTTCTCTGATTGCCTGTTTAGAATTGAATCTGCACCGCTGACAATCGCTTCTCTGCAAGTGCGATGTACTCTGGATTGAGTTCTGTACCAATGTATCGTCGATTATACTGTAGTGCCACGAGTGCAGTTGTGCCGCTTCCGGTAAACGGATCGAAAACGGTGCCACCCTCTGGACATCCTGCCAGCACGCATGGCTCAATGAGTTTTGTCGGATACACCGCAAAATGTGCTTCGGCATATGGTTTTGTAGCAACAGACCACACCGAGCGTTTGTTGCGATGTTCATCTGGTATATACAATCTTCCGTTATCATTTCTCATGGTCAAATCACTATGTTCTTTTGCATCTCTAAACTTTCTAGGTTTCCCCATAGACTGCACCGGCTCTTTGATGGCCTCGTGGTCGAAGTAATATTGTTGCGACTTGCTCAACAAAAAAATGTATTCATGGGATTTTGTGCATCGGTCGGTCACTGACTCTGGCATCGGATTGGGCTTGTGCCAAATAATGTCTTGCCGCAAATACCATCCATCGGCTTGGAGTGCAAACGCAACACGCCACGGGATACCGATGAGGTCTTTTGGTTTTAATCCTTCTGATATGCGATTTACAATGCGCTCACGAGGATTTCCATATCCTGCTCGACCATTATTACTTGCTTGACTATTGTTCCCTGCATAGCTATCACCAAGATTCAACCATACCGTGCCGTCATCTCGCAGGATGCGACGTACCTCACGAAACACGTCGACAAGGCGTTGCACGTAGGCCTCTGGCGTTTCTTCAAGACCGATTTGCTTATCGATGCGTTGCGCCCCGCATTTGTCGCATACACCTTTGTACTGCAATGTCGTCATTTTCATAGTGTTTGGCGGTGCTATCCCGTTTTTGCTCCTAATTAACGTGCTTTTTGTGCTTGTGTTCATTAAGTGAACATGGTCGCACTCCGCATCGCCACCTTCCCACGTGGCAGTGCCATAGTCGCGCAGTCCATAGTACGGAGGTGATGTAATCACCGTATGAACGCATTGGTCGGGCAGTGTTTTCATGCCTTCTATGCAGTCGCCTTGAATAATTTCATATCGTGTCATTGCATTTCTCCCATAATGCGTTTGCCAATCCACTCGGCAACCGGAACAGCCACTTTCATCACTTCACCCTCTTTGCAATTTCGTCTGATACAAAGTTCCAGCACTTCTTGCAAAACCTAAATTGTGTTTTGAGAGTGTCAATGGAAACTGCCTTTTTGCCACACAGGGCACATTTCTCCATGTCATCATCGCAATCACTTGTGTCATACAACACAACCTTTGATTGCTTTAGCACATCACGCCAATGCTCTGGAAACTCCCCATCAAAAAACTTGGAAACATATACGGTGTCATCCCATAATTCCCATTCATTTTGACTATACAGCACGACCCTCCATCCGGACTTATCCTCAAACTCCTCCTTTGTCGCAATGACTTGTATTGGGTCCTTTGGCTGTATGTAGTAGTATCCGAGCGTACTAGAAACAAGTGGCATCAAGTGCCCATAATTTCCATTAAACATTTGATGCAAGGCCATGTACCGAACCCCTCGATGCTTTGCGATGACAATATACAGTAGGTCATTAAAGTACTTGCTGTCGCAAAACTTTGCGTCATTACCATAAATTATGGATTCCCAAACACTCTCATTGTTCAGGGTGATGTTCCATGAATTATTGCTTCGAGCGAGGCACACTTTATACTCACGACCAAGATACGTGCCAGACCAAAACCACACGTCCACACTCTGACTTTTCACCACGTGATCCATATCACGGTCTAAGATTGTAACATCCATCACTTCCCTCTCTCTCTGATTACTTGTCGATACGACTGCAACGGCAACCACAGCCGTTGGCACTGATTGATGCGATCTGCGAGGCGTTCATCCATGCGATTGTAGAGTTCCTGTGGATCAAGGTTGGATGTGTAGACGGTCTTTTTATTTGTCCGACCATCTACAATCCGAAACAGCCTGCCACGTATCCAATCGCTCTGGTCTTCCTCTGCGCCGATGTCATCTATGACAAGCATATCACAATATACAAGTTTGTCAATGATAGTATCCACCTGATTAGTCTTGACCGCAGACCGAAGTTCGTCCACAAGGTTCGGCATGATGCGGTAGACCACGTTATATCCTGCGTCGGCGTGCATGATGGCCCACGCACGGGCAAGATGGCTCTTCCCAGACCCTACGTTGCCCCAAACGTAGTAAGACATGCTATCACTCGGGTTATCCTCTTTCAGTGCCTTATACGCTCGCTGAACGGCACTACGCTGGAAACGCTCGGTGATGGCTGTCTTGCCACTTTGATAGTCAGCCATTGGACGGTCAAGGTCAAATGAATCAAACGTGTCGTTTCGGAATGCTTGCAGCGATTCACGAAATGAATTGCCTGCTGAGTTGCACGCATCGCACCGTTGC